GACCGACCGCGCGAAGCGAACCGGATCGCTTTCGGCCATGCCGCGCCGGTGATCCGACCACTCGGCCAGGCGCTCGATCACGCGCTGCGTGGTCAGAGCCTCGGCCCCGTAGCTCTGCCCTTGTGCGGCGAGAACCGCAAGCGATGCTCGCGCATCCTCCAGCACCGCATCCCGCTCGGCCGCGCTCATGCCGCGCAGCGTCTCCACATCGCGGTGGAAAGCCTCGACCTCGTTGATCGCCGCCAGCACCTCGGGGTTGCCTGCCGCCTGGGCGCGCAGCCCGTCATAGTCCACGTCCTCGGCCCGCGCACCGTTCATGGCCAGTTGCTCGACCAGCGGAAGCCCGACCGTCTCGGCAGATACCGCGTCTTGCACCTGCCGGATGCGGTCTTGCAGGCTTTCGATAATCGCCGCGCCGCCCAGGTCCAGCTCGCCGCGCTCGGCCGCTGCCGTCATGTCGCCCCTGATCCGCTCGACGTAGCGCATCAGCTCGTCGCCCGTCATGCCGTGGGTCGCCACCTGAGCGTCGGCCACCTGGAACTCGATCTGCGCTTCGCGCTGGAGATCGGGATAGGGGGACAGCGCGGCCAGGATGCGCGCGCGCTCCTCTTGCGGGATAGCCACCGGAACGCCCGCCTCGCCCATCGACACATAGGCGTTGATCGTCTCCGTCATGCCCTGTTCGAGCCGACGGCGCTCGGCCTCGGCCGCAGTCCGGCGCGCGCTTTCGGTCGAGCGTGCCCGGCTTTCCATCGAGCGCAACAGCTCCAGGCTTTCGCCCGCAGGCAGCGGCGAGTTGCCCGAGAACACCTGCTGCCGAAACTCCTCGACATACTGGCCAGGTGCGGCCGAGCGCATGAAGTCGGCCTCGATCATCAAGCGGCGCGCGCCCATTGTGATCTCTGCCATGTTCGAGGCGATAGCGTCGGGCGTCATGGTCCCGGCGCGCGTCGGATCGGCCGGGTAGGTGCGCCCGGCAATCGTGAACTCCTCGCGCGGCCCGAACTGCGCCAGGGTGTCCGTCGCTTGCGCCATGTGATCGGCCAGCTCGGCAGCGGTCGCGCCGGTCAATGCAAGGCGCTCGGCCTCGGATCGCGTCGTTGTGACGATTTGGCCCAGCGCCTCCTCCTGCCGCGCCATCACGCGCCGCTGGGAAAGCTCGATTGCCTGGCGCTCGGCCGCGATCCGGCCCCGGTCGAACTGTGCTTGCAGCTCCGTGGCCAAGCCCGGCAGCTCCTGAGGAAGCTCGGACATGACTTGCGCCCGCACGCTTTCCATTTCCTCGCGCAGTCGCCCGAGATCGCCATCGGCCCGCTGCATCGCGGCCCGCATCCCCTCCTCCAGCGCGGCCGTGGCGCGCGCGGTAATCACGCGATCCGCCGCCCGGTTGAAAGCCGCATCGCGCACGGTGAACGGAAGGCGCGGCTCGAAGGTCGAGCTATTCAGCGTCTCCAGCTCATATTCGGGCGTGCCCGGCACCGTGACAGTGACGCCCTCGCGGCCCGCCCGCTCCTCGGCCTTCCTGATCCAGAGGTTTGCAAACTCCTGCGCGGTCATGGTGTCGGGATCGCCACCGTTCAGACGCACCGCATCGCGGCCGACCACGGCCGACGCCAGGCGCGGCCCGGCGGTCAGGAGGTTGATCGCGCCCTGTGCGCCCTGCTGGTGCGCCAGGTAAATCTCGCCCACGGTCGGTTGTCGGCCCAGAGCTGTGGCAAGGGTGCTGATGTTGTCGCGGGTGAAGCGCGCGCCAGCGTCTGCCGCTTGATCCACGTCAAAGCGGTTGGCCAGCCCGTATTGAGCCGCCGTGCCGTCGATGAACTGAAATAGACCACCGGCCGAGCTGTTCGGGTTCTGCGCGTTCGGGTCGAAGCTGCTTTCGAGGCTGGCAATGACGGCCAGCACACCGGGATCGACGCCGTGCGCCTCGCCTGCCCGCGTGATCGCCGCCCTGATCCGCGTCGGGCCAGGCTGGAGCCCGTCACCCTGCGCGCCCATCGTGACGGTCGTATCCTGCCCGCGAAGCTGCCGGAGCCCCCATTGAGGCCCGCGCTCGTCAACCGCGGCTAGAGCCTCTTGCTCGCCTCGCGCGGTCTGCACCTGCTCGACGGCCGGGCGGATGAAGCTGTTTGCCGATCCGAGGATATCTTGGAACGCGGCGAAGGTTTGCTCGCGCCCGCGACCAAGCTCCGGCCGAGGCGAAACCTGGGGCGTGACAAGGGCAGGGCCGTAGCGGCGGATTGAAGGCATGGTTTACCCCGTCAGTTGATACGCATCGACGCCGATCTGTGCGGCGCGACCGAAGCCCGCCAGCATCGAGGATCGCGCCTCGGACATGAGGCCCCGAGCCCGAAGGCGGGACATTGCGGCGCGGTTGTCGGCGTTGCTCCTGGTCACGTCCAGGTTCCGCTCGGCCAGCCGCTTGGTGCTTTCGGCCACGTTCACCGGCGTGCCCACGCCGATATCGAGCCCGTTGGCGAGCTGGATCACCTTTTGCTCGCCGGTCAGCTCGGCATATTCTCGCGCCAGGTCACGCGCCTGCGCCGCCCCCTGGGCTTGCTCTTGGACCGCCTGGGCGCGAGCGAACGCCGCCTGGTCCTTTGCCGCCCGGCTCGCGGCCACGCCCTGCCCGATTGCCGCCAACGCCGAGCCTGCGCTCAATACCTGGGACAGCGTGACGACACCGGAGCCTGCCGCCGCCGCACCGGCCCCGGCCGCAGCGCCGGAGCCAGCGCCAGCGGCACCGGCTCCGGCGAACATTGTGCCGACGGAGGCGGCGGCGCTGGATACCGCCGTCCCGATTGCCATGAAAACTGTTGCCATGCCCGCCTCCTAAAATCTCACGTCGTATGTTATCGACCGCAGGAGGAACGGCATAGGCTCGATCTGCGTGATCTCCACCGTCGGCTCCTTCTGCCAGCGGCCAAGCCCGCCGATGCGCTTTGGCCCCGTGAACAGCACCTCCTCCAGCGTCGGGTCCATCAATCCGCTGTCGTAATTCTGGAGCGAGACTTGACGTGCCCGCCCACCGTCGTGCCCCGTGATCGCCACCGCGCCGGTGCGCTCAAGCTGGAGAAGCGCGCGGAAAATGCGCATGTTCTGCATTGTCGGTGACAGCTCGCCCCGGCCCTTGAACGGATGCAGGACGATCCTCGGCACCTGCTTGAGCCCGACCTCGGCCGAGCTGGCATAGGACGCCGTGCCCAGGTCGATAGAGCCCGAGGCCACCGTGAACGCGCCGAGCGGCAGGCCGTCGCCATGCACCTCGACCACTTGGCCCTCCAGCCACGGATAGGCCGACACGTCGATGGTCGATCCCGAGCCCGAGATCGAGACGCTGCAATCCGACATGAACGCATCATCGAACTGCTCCAGGAAGCGCCAGGTCGCGCCGTGAAGCTCACGCTCGACCATTGCGAAGGCGTCACCGCCTTGCGTCGTGGCGAACTCCAGCGGCGTGCCTTGCGTCTTGATGCGGAAGAACCCCGTCACCTGCTGGGCGCGGTCGATCACGCACATGGCCGCTGGCACGTTGTTCCCGCTGCGATCCTGCCCGGTGTTGGCGATCAGGAGGATCGTGGGCTCGTCCACGTCGCGCGCGCGGCGCAGCACCAAGGATCGAGGCGACGACATGAGGTGCCCGGCCAGGAGCGACACCGGCTCGGCCGAATAGCTTTGCTCGGTGTCGGTGAACAGATACTCGCGCAGAGCGCGGCCGTTGCGGTCCACGAACAGCGTGCCGCCCTGCACGTCAACCGGCTTCACGTCGGGGCTGGAGCCGTGGCGGCTCGTCACCTTGAGCGCGATGTTGTCGATGGTGATCGGCTCGTCCGGCACATAAATCTCGGCCGAGCTGGTGAAAATCTGGAGGTGCCGCCCAGGATAGATGTTCTGGATCGTCACCTGGTCATCAATGTTCGGGGCGACGACAATCGGAGACGCGGCCACCGGGTCCGCATCCTCCTTGAAATCTAACAGCGCGCCCGCCCGGCTGGCCACGATCACGTCGGGCCGCGCTTTGAAGCCGCCCATCCAGTGCCGTCCCTGGTAGAAGGTGCCGCAGCTCGGATAGCCGCGCGTGGCGCTCCAGAGCGCGTCAAAGTCCTTCTTGCCGAACTGCTTGCGAGACAGCACCACCGTGCCGTCGCCGGTCAGAATGTCGATCACCAGGATCGGCCAGGGCTTCTTGCCGTCCTTGCCGGTGAACTCGACCTCCAGCTCCGCATTCGCGCCCGAGCCCTCGTTGATCCGCACCTCGACCGAGGTGATATCCGGCAGGCTTTCGATTGCCGCTTCCAGGCGCGATGCGTTGGTGCCAGCGTCTCCGGTCCAGGTGATCTCGTCGCTGGTGGTGCCGTTGTATTCGACCAGGAGCTTGTGCCCGCTGTTCATGTCGTCAAAGCGCAGAAACTGAATTTCGTTCTCGCCGCCGCCGGTGTTCTCGTCGTCAAAGGAGAACTCGGTGATGGTGTCGAACTCCAGCGGGCTTGACCGCCAGCCCTGATCGCGGCCCAGGCGCTGCACGATATAGGGCGGCTGGTCCTGGTGATAGAGGATCAGCGTGTCCAGGTTCGGCGCGGCCTTGATCGCTGCCACCTGCGCGTCGGTGTGCGGGATCGGCGCGGCCGCCACCCACGCGCCGGTCGATCCATCGAACACATCGCAGCACCCGCCGATCATCGCCAGAATATACTCGTACTGGATGCTCGCGGTCAGGCGGTGAAGCGAGAACGCCCCGACGGTGCCGCCCGAGCTGTAGCCCGCCTCGATCTGCATCTCGACGCCGGACAGCTCGACCGTTGCGCCCTTGAGATCGACGGCCGACGGGTTGTCCACGATCACGCGCCAATAGCGCGCCGTGCCCAGGAGCGTGTCCGGCGCTGCGCCGAACCGGCGATCATAGGCGATGTTGCCCACGGAAAAGGTGGCCGCATCCGCCCAGGTCGCGCCGTCCGAGCTGGTTTGAAGCGTGACGTTCGCCGTCGTGACACCGGCCGGGAAACTGACAATCCGAAGGTCCCGCATGTCGAACAGGGACACCGCCTGCGCGCTGCCCATGTCGATCCGAGCGATCTCGTATTCGGTCGCGGTGCCGACGCCTTTGGTGGCCGTGCCGCCGGAGGTATAGGCCCCGAGCGCCGAGCTGTCGAAGCCGTCGAGCGAGAACGTGTTGGCGGTCAGAACCGTGATCGTGCCCTGGTGGCCGCTGATCGAGCTGGCCAGGATTTGCTCGGCCGAGCCGCCGGTGGAATAGGCTGTAAAGCCGGTGCTGTCGGTCGCGTCGAGCGAGAAGGTGTCCGCGCTGATAACGGTGATCGTGTAAATCTCGTTGTTCAGCTCCGTCATGCCGGACACGCCGGTGATCTCGATCTGGTCGCCAGTGGAGAAGCCGTGCCCGGCTGATGTGATAACGCAGGGGTTGGCCTGCGTGGCGTTGGTAATTGAGGCGGTCGAGCCGCTGGGCACGCCCATGCCCTCGATCCCGTCGATCCGCACGCGGTCGCCGGTGGTGTAGCCGTGCCCGGTTGCCGTCACCACGGCAGGGTTGGCGTTGCTGACGCCCGAGATCGCGGCCTCCGCCCCCGTTTCCAGGAGCGTGTTGCGGTCGCCGTCCGTGAGGTTCGCCGCCGTCCCGCCATTCGCGGCCGTAACTGTCGCGCCCGAAAGGTCGATTGCGGAGATCGGGCCGCGCTGGAGCGCTCGAAAGCGCCAGCCCTCGCGCCGTTTGGCCCCGCCCTGGGGCAGCGGCACCGCGTTCTCGATGATCCGCGCCGAGTTGTAGAAGAACGACACGTCCTCGCGGCTCCAGAGGAGCGGATCGAACTCACCGGCCGAAAGGCTGGCCTGGACATGGCGGCTCGTCGGCATCAGTAGACCCCTCCGAAGCGGGCGCTCCAGATCGGATCGTGATCGTCCAGGAGCGAGCGGGTCGGGTCGCCGGTTGCGTCGGCCTCGGTCGCGGTGCGGAACAAGCCGCCCCGGCCGAACTCGCTCGGGTTGCCGTAGGCGATCTGGCGGTGGAGCTGTTCCTTGCTCGCGTTCTCCGTCACCGGCAGCGCCAGGGTCGCGGCGATGGCCTCGATTGCGAGCGTGTGGAAGTAGCCCGGCCATTGGCTTTCCGGCACGCGCCAGATGTATTCGATCACCACCGTGTCGAAGTCGCAGAAAAGCCAGCGCTCCTGAATTTCATAGAGGAACACCTGGGGCGCGCGCTGCTGCGTCGTGTTGAACACGGACAGAGGCTTGCCCACGCGATCCGTGCGCAGGGTCGGCAGGAGGAAAGCCCGCTTCCATTCGTTGATCGGCGTGCCTGCCGCGTCCTCGGCCAGCACCTTGCGGCGCGTGGCAAAGCTCCAGTCGTGCGATCCGAGGAGCTGGAGGATCGTCGGCTCATAGAGCTGGTTCACCTTCTCGGCCGTGTCGCTGTCCTCCTCGAAAGAGGAGATCGCCGGTTCGCCCAGGCGAGCCAGCGCTTGCGATGCAACGTCCACTCTGCTGTCGGTCATGTCAGCCCCCTAAGAAAAGAGGCCGGGGCCATGACAGCCCCGGCCCGTCCCTCGCATCCACACCCCAGCGGATTAGGCGAAGGCGTCGATTGCCGCGATGGTGACGGCACCGGCACCGCTGATGGCCGAGACGTGCGCATCGAAGTCGGCATCCGAAGCGTGGATCAGGATGCGATCCCCGACGTTCAGAAGGCCAGCGGCCGTGTTGAAATAGCCAGCGCCCTTGACGGCGGCTTTGGCATCGGTTCCGGCATTGTAGCTCCAGATTTTCACGCCACCGCCGGAGCCGCTGTGGTTCTCCAGTCCTTGCAGGTTGAAAGCCATGATGGTTCTCCAGGTTCAGTTTCAGGAGAGGGCGAGCATCAGAGCCCGCCCCCTGGTGGCGCTTATGCGCCGTCCTCGTCGCAGGTGATCTCGACCACGCCACCGGCGTCGATCTCGATGGAGCCTGCCGAAAACAGCATGTTGGCGAGCCAGCTCGTCTTGGTCGGGATGTAGTTGACCTCCATCCGCTGATCCATTCCGATGGCGTGCCCGATGGCCGACTTCGCATAGGCGAAGGTGGTCCGGTCGCCGCCGGTCAGGTCGAGCCCGCCCTCGGCACGGGTTGCGATCCACTTGAACGACATGCCCAGGAAGCTGGAGATATCGCCGTTCACCAGGGCGCGCACCGTGTTGAAGTCCGCGCTGGTCGCCTCGGTTTCCCCGAGGAGCCCTTCGCGGCCAACGTAGGAGCCCACATAGGTGATATCCTCGTCCTCGCCCACGCCGTTGTCGCCCAGGAGGCGAGACGCGCGACGGAGCTTGTCCACGTTGAGGTTGGTGTTCGCCCCGCCGATGGAGCTTGCCACGGTCAGGGTGGTTGCGGTCGCTTCCAGCGCGTCGATGATAAGCTGGTCCTCGCGGCGACTGATCGCCTTGGCGATGGAACCGGCCAGCTCCTCGCGCTCGGAGATGTTGGTTTTCGCATCATCGAACACGTCAGTGTATTCGGCGGCGTTCCAATCTTCGAGCGTGGCCGTCGCGTTGGTGTGCGCGAGGTTCATCGGCACAACGTCGGTCTGCTTCACCCGGCGGGTTGCCAGGCCAGCGGCCAGTTTCGGGAAGCGGTGGGTCGAGCCGACAACGCCGGTCTTGACGCGCGTGGTGTCGCGCAGCTTGCCCATGTCCTGATAGGCGTGCTTCACATCAGCGTCGAAGCTGGCGATTGCTGCGGTGGAGAGAGAGGTGGACATTGCGTCACTCCTTCAAGGTTTCAATCGGGGGAGATCGAGGGCCTTGAGGGTCACGGGCCTGTCGCCTAAGCCGGGTGCCGTTCCTCGCGGGTCTGCATCTTGTGCGCCAATATGCCACCAGACGCG